TGAAGTAGGGATAGGACTGCGAGCCGTTGAAGAACGGCCTCAGGCTTTCCCTGTTGCAGTAGTCAACAAGCTGCGTGATGCCGGTCGTGTGGTCCACGTCGGCATTGTAGGAATCCTGCGGGAACACGCCGAAATGGCGGCTGTCGCAATGCTCGGTCGGCCTTACCATGGCCCAGCGACCGGTGAGCATGCCGTTGACGGCGATGACGGCGCCGTTGTCGTCGGGCTGTTCGGACTCGTCCATCCAGACATAGTTTACAGGCTCCTTGTCGCCGCATTCGTAATATCCGTACAGGGTAATAACCCTGACGCCACCGACCTCGGGAACCTCGTACGGGTCGGTGTTGCGCAGCTCTTCCATGGTGTTGATTGCCATGGCGCTGTCACCGGCCACGGAACGCTCGTCAAGCGCGGCATTCTCCACGGTGTATTGCAGGGCCCACTTGGTCTCGTCGGAAGGGTCGATGCCTTCCTCCTCGATGGTCCCGAAGGAACCCTGGCCGATGTACTTGTACATGTATGCGACACAGTCCGCATCGATGAACACCTGGTTCTTCGTGCGCCCGAGCATGTCGGTCAGCTGCGGGTTGGCAAGCGGCACCTTGTCCGCGTCGTAGATGTTGGTCGGCGTGTTGCCGTCCTTCACATTGAACTGGATGCACCCGTGCAGCGGCTTGCCGTCCAGGTCGCTGTATCTGTCGCGGTTGTCGAAATTGCGGAAGAATCCCATTTACTTTTCTCCTTTGAGTGCACGCTCGATTGCCATCTTCTTCTGTTCCGGGAGGTTCTTGTACCATTCGGTCTGGCGGAAACGTTCCGTGCGGTCCTCAGGAACCTTGCCCTTCACCATGCGCACGGCATCATTCGGCGTGACATGGAAAGCTGCCTCGATTGGCGAAAGAACACCGCCGGCGAACTTACCGGCGCCTACACCTAAATTATACCATGCCTTGCTTCCATCGCGCCCTACCTCGCTGGAATACTTTTCAGGGAACGCGTTGAAGATATACTTGGTTTCCTGTTCAAATTCCGGATTGCGGTAGTTCGCCACGTTCACCGGCTTGCGGTAGTATTTGGTAAGAACATCCTCCACGGATACCTTTGGAGTATTGGCAGGGAGCACTCCGTTCGGATCGCCGATGACCTGCTCGATGTAAGGACGTTCGTTCAGGGGCTGTCCAAAGTAACCGTGTGTGACTTCGTACTTGAGCTTTTCCTTGTTAGCCTTGTCGATTTCCTTCGATGCGGCATCCATTTCCTTGGTGGCGCCCTTGGCCTTCTCGACCGCCTTCTCGGCAGCCTGGTAATCCTTCTTGGCCGCCTTCACGGCATCCTTCTGGATCATGCCAGGATACGGGTTCGGCGGAAGATCGACCTTGTCGGAAAGTTGTTCAAGGGCCTTCGTGTCGGAGTTCTTAACGACATAGTTGTTGCCGTCACCACCGAGCATCCACCGGTAGCCGCGCTTCAAGGGTAACTGTGTTTCAGAAACAACCACACCGTCACCTTCATAATCCTTGACGGCGCCCTTTTTCCTGTACTTGGTGTCAAGTTCCTGCATCTTGGCATCACGCGGGGAAACAGGATTAACCTTCGGAGGGTTGGTCACGTATTCTAGGTTGGCCTTGGCAACGTTCAGGTTTTCGTTGGCGGCGTTGATGCCCTGTTCGTAGTTGGTCCTGGCCACGTTCATGTTCTCGTTTGCGGAGGCGATGCCACGTTCTATGTTGGCCTCTTCTTCGCCGCTACGGAAACCGAGTGCCCTCAGCTTGTCCTTCGCATCGTTCCTGGCCAGGGAGGACTTCTCGTGGCCACTTATGAGGAGATTTTTGAGTGCATTCTGTTCTTCCGTGACAGAGTCGCTGAACCCACGCAGGCCACGCTTCAATCCACGCGAGAAAGAGGACATTACGGGTTCCTTGCCCCTGGAAAAGTTCGATGTGAGGAAACGTCCACCCTTCGGTGCAAGGCCGGCGCCAATGGCAAATAGCGGGGCATCCCAGTTGGCCTCGTTGCCGAACGCCTCGTTGGCGACCTGTCTGGCCGTCTCGATTCCCATCGCGGCACCAGCTGTACCTACTGCACTAGGAAGCCTGGTCGCCCCACCAAGGAGGCCTGCTGTGGCAATGTCAGTACCTACCGCAGCATTCATCCTTCTGTCGTCATAGTCGCCCGTAAGCGACTGCCTGATTGCTTCCTGGCTCGCAGTAGGGTCTAGGATCATTGCGGCCACGCCTGCCGGCGAATGCATTTCCTCGGCAGTCACCTTGGCACGGTCGAAATTCAACTGGTGCTGGGAAACCAGGTCGATGAACTTCTTGTAGTCGTCCTTCGACCTGCTGTCGAAACCGAACTGCTGCATGTAGTGTTCAAGCTCGGGCTTGGACATCTGCATCCAGGACTTCTGCCCCTTAGATGCATCCGGGTTGACGAGCGACTGCATCACATTGAAATCCTCGCGGCGCTTTGCCACGATTGGGTCAACGCCGTAGCCGTGCAGCCACTTCATCAATTCGTCGGTGCCGTAGTTTTTCAGGACGTTCGCCTTATTCTCGTCGTATTCATTTTCCGGGAACTTGTTGCGAATTTCCTTGACGCTTTCATTGGCAAGCGCGAGGATGGCCTGTTCACGGTCGGGAGGCAACTTCCTGAGCTCGCCAGGGAACATCCCAAGCTTTACGAGCACCTCGTCGTAATACTTCTCGGCTGCATCAATCGCCCTGTCGTAAGTGTCTGCCTTCCATGCCATATCTGTTAGTTCTCCAACTTCACGGTTCTAAGCACATTGCCGTTCTTGTCGGTAATGCGGAGTTCCATGTTGCCGTTCTTGTCGGTAACTACGGAACGCTTGACATCGACCTGTTTACCGTTCACGGAAACAGAACGCGTGTCACCCTTGTCCTTCGAGCGTCTCAGCTTCGATGCATCGACGATTAGGGCCTCGTCCTTCCAAGCAGCCTTCACCGCTGCGATAAGGTCCTTGTCCGGGCCCTTCGGAGTCAGTGCGGTCTTCTTGTTCTTCAACTCGGTCATGAGCTTATCGTAGCCTTCCTGGCCCTTGAAGCCCTCGATGGCCTTCATCTGCGCATCGATATCCGGGATCTTCACGCCCTTCCTGGCAATTTCGGAACGAGCCTTCTCCTGTGCGAGCTTCCACTTCTCGGTGGTGTCGATCTTGTTGCGCTTGTTCGAGAGACCGCTGTTCAGCTTCCCGAGCTCTTCGGCAACTGCCGGGTTGTTCGCATAGGCCTGCAATGCCTTCTCGGCAGCAGCGATGTCGTCCAGGGTGGAAGTGTCCGTGTCGATTACCTTCTGCGCATTGGCGCTGTCAGTCGCCCAGTTGCTCACCGGTGCGGCAGGTGCAGGGGCGGCAGGTGCGGCAGGGGTCTGGGATTGTTCCGAAGAAACCATGCTGTTGAACTTATTCGTATATCCCTTCCTGCGCCCGACAGCCTCGTAATACTTCACGGTTGCATCGGCATCGGCCTTGTCCTGCTCTGTGGACTTCGGGTTGTTGTCGATTTCACGCTTGGCGCTCTTGGCGAAAGAGTAGTCCTTCTGCCACTGGTCCATGCCTTCCTCGTCCACCTGCTCCTTGTTGAGCTTGGCGAGTTCCATGGTTGACTCGCGGTTGAGGCGGTTCTGGATTGCGGCATTGACGGCACTGTCGTACTTGTCGAGGCCGGAACGGTCACCGTCCACGATATAGTCGAAACGCGCTGCCCTGTATTCGGGAGTGTTGCGCTGAGGCATGCCTGCATTCTTTGCGGCAATCCTCGCCTGCACATCGGCAATCTGCTGGTTGATGCGGTCAAGTTCGTTCATTAGATTACCCCCAGTTCATCGTCGCCCATCTGCGCGGCATAGGGAACGACATAAGTTCTTGCCGGGGCGCCTCCCATGGTAACTGCATACGGGTGGTATCCCTGCGTGGAATTCCTGAGCAGTTCCTCACGTCTTTTCAGGAGTTCCTTCAACAGGCGCTCGTCATCGTCACCGTTAATGTACATGTCGAGAGAACGGCCCACGCTCTTCAAGCCCTGACCGATAAACTGCGCGTTCTGGTTGCGGCGCTGGGCCTCCCTGTCAAGGTTGGCCTGCCTGCGGTTGAACGCATTCTCGATCCCGGCGCCAAGTATCTGGGCCAAGTTGTCACGCTGGTAAATTCCTGCCATGATAAGTCCTCCTTAGTAGAGACCGGCCATCGCCGTCGAATAGGTTGCACCCGTCGCGATCTTGTCCTGCTGTGCCCTCAGGCGGTCTGCCTGGGCCGCATCCATGGCGCCGTAGTAGTCCTGCGCGAGGTTGCCCTGCAATGCAATCTTGGTGTCGGTAGCGGCACGCTTTGCGTCAAGGGCACGCTGCATCGTCTGGGCGTAGTCGGCATACTTCTGGTATTCGAAGTTGCGGTCGTCCTTGTATTCCTGCTGGGCTTCCTTGAACAGCTCGTTGTCCTTCTCGGCCACCGCCTGTGCGATTGCCTGGGCCGCACCGCTTCCGCGTCCAAGTCCGGCACCTGCCGCACTGTGCTGCACCTGTTGCGTCATGTCGCCGATGATCTGGTCGTAGTAAGGCGTGATGAAGTCGTCGCGGGTCTTGTTGTAGCTGAACCCTTCCGGAGTGTAGACGAACTCGTCCGGATTGTATCCAGCAATCGCGTCCTTGTAGGAATTGACATCCTGCACGGTTCCCATGGAGCCGCGCTTGTTGTAGTACGCGTCGATGTCTCGCAACATCTGGTCATACTGCGAATTGGAAGCAGCCTGCTGTTCATTGAGCCACTGGCGCCCCTCGGCACGGCTCTTCCTTTCAGCGTTGCTGTTCATGTAGTTGGAAATCAGGCCCGCAGCCGCAACTCCCGCACCAATCAATGCCGGTATCATTCAACACCTCCTTAGTTCAGCGCGGTCAGTTGGAACACCCCGAAGGCGCTGACCGCGTCGCCCAGGTTTAGTGAAAGCCTGCTACCCGTGACAGGGACCTGCGTGCCGTCGCTGCACTGCATGAAACCGTCATACACTGTCGGCAACGCATAGTCGTTTACCTTGCACCCCTTCATGGCAACAATGTACAGGACGTTCTTGATGACGGTCAGCGTGAACTTCTGCTGCCCGTCATATCCGTACTTGCCTTCGAGGGCCTTCTCCCAGTTCGGGTTTTCTTTCGAGAATCTCACCAGCTGCATCGCATTCTCCTAGAACATGGACGAAGGTGTCCAGTTTACTTTGAGGTTCTCTATACAGAACGGAATCTTTTCCGTCGTCGAAATTTCAAGCGTGAAGAACTTGCCCAGGCCGCAACCGTAGACAGTTGTCTCCCATTCGTAGTCGCCCACCTTGCCCAGGTATGCGTCCTCGTAGTCGCTGAACTGTCCGCCGTCCCACGAATAGCGGAAACTGACACGCGGGTTCAGCTCGTTATCGACGGGCTGCGGCAATTCGCCCCTGACGAGCGATGCGAACTTTGTATCGTGCTGTCCCTGGTTCGCAATCAGTTCGAACGCGTCGATATAGAACGGCTGGTCGTTCGATGTGATCACGCCTCCACGCCTCATCTTCAAGATGCGGCGCCCGTCGTGCTCGTCGTACTTGTGCTCGTCCAGGTAGCACAATGCGTTCTCAGCGGCCACCATGGTCCTGTTGTATGCGAACACTGCGTGGCTGTAACGCCAGAACGTCAGGTTGTTAGTTTCGTCGTAGCTCGCACGCCTGTGCCACTTGTCCTCGCTTACGTCATAGACATAGGTAATCTTGCTGTCCTCGAACGTGAGCGAATAGAACGTGTGCCTGTGCTCCTGCCAGATGCTCGCGTATGCGTTCTGCGGGTTATTCATCTGGCTCAGTTCGCGTTCAAGGTCGCCGGTGGAAATTCTCTTCAATGTCGCATCGGACAGCATGAACACGCCGTCCTCGCCGATATCCGAACTGCCCAGCCAGATCGTAGTGGTGCCGAGCATTGCGAGTGAAGATGGCGCCTTGATGCCGATGTTGCCTGCCGCGTTGTCCGGGCTGGTGAACGGATTGTTCTTGTCGTCGTTGTACGAGAATACCTGCCAGCTCCTTGGGCCAAAGGTATAGAGCCTACTGGAGTTGGAACAAAGTGCAGTCGTCGCATCGGTACTCCATTCACTGTAAGTTATGAATCCTATGTTGTTCGTACTGGAAAGGCGCCAGATGTCGTAGTCGATCTCTCCATGTGCATCGGTCGTTTCGAAAGGATATTGATAACTTGTATAAAATGCATCTGATTCCGAGTCATTGCAAATCGCGTAACCGTACAAATAGGCGATATGGGTCGGCTTGATACGGGTTGCCGGGTCGTTGGGACGAACGGGGAGCAGGATGGTGCGGAAATCCGCCTCCTGCGTTGCCGGGGGCACCATGACATCGACTGCGTAGCAGTTCAGACCGTCCACAATCAACAGGTGAGGATGCGCGTCATTGTAACCGCCCGTCTCCACCATGCGGCATTCGCTGTTGGTGGTAAGGATGTCGGCAATGCGGTGAACAGTCCCGTTCTGTTCGAACAGGTAAAGGCCGTGGCCGAATACTCCGTAGAGTACGGGAGTATTCCAATAACTTCGGCTTACACGGTAAAGCCCGCGGCACTTGCCTTCCAGTCCATCAGTGAACACATGTGCACCATCAATGGACCTCATGAGCAATGAAGTGGAATGCTCTGTCGGTGACTGGGTCTCGGGGTACATGTTGAGAGAATCGCCAAGGCCCACCTTGACGATGTTCGACCGGGAAAGCGCCCCGGCAATGTTCTGTACCAACAAGCACCTATTAGCCATTACAGACCCCACATGCGTCCGCCAACTACGCCCCAGTATGAGCCCCTGTCGTTGGCCACGCCGTCATCACGGAGGACCTGGCGCTGGTCTGCCTTGGGTGTGCGTACATTGGACAGCATCACCCCGACTTCGTTCTCTAACCTCTGCATCTGGGCGTCGTCAAGCCTCGGGTATTTCACCGCAAGCTTGTACGCGAGCGAAACGATTAACAGTTCACGATATGCGTCCGGGATTCTCAGGTCCGTATCAAGGTCGAACTTGATGGCCCGGTTGTAGTCGAGCTTCAACTTCAACGCCTGCTGGGCGATGTAAGGTTTCAGCTCGATAATATATTCACCTTCCGCGCCCTCGGTGAACGTCCACAGGAGGTCGCCGTTGGCGAAAGAGTCGAATTCAGAACGCGGTACGAAGTTAATCTTGATCATGCCGTACTGGCCACCGCGGTCGATGTTCAGCGTGTTCAGTTTAGAAACGCCGTCGATGTGGGTGTGGTAGGCCTTGGCATACCTGTAAATTTCCTGGTATCTTGGAGAGAACTGGTCCACGTCCGGGTGCTCGACCCACTGGTACTGGATGCCTCCGGGGACATGGATATCGACAATGGAGAACACGGAGCCGTCATGTAAACCATCGTTTACAAATGCCCACACATGTTCCTCGAAGTCCTCCTCGGTAATCTCGTATTCGTTGAGTGCCGTCATGTTCCTGAACACTCGGTCGTTTTCAGGGAGCATCGTGTCGATGTCGCCATAGATGTGGATTACCTTGCGTGCGGGGAGCGAAACACCCATCTGGGTGAACGCCAGGTAGTTGTCGTTGTTGTACTGGCTGACGACGCCCTGGAGAAGTTCCAGGCCCGTTTCGAGCCGGTCACCAGGAGCGGGCTGCTTCTTCGGAACCACGTTGCTGCGGTTGAGTGCCTGGATGATAATTTCGCGGACGGTCATCAAATCTCTCCGGAAAGGAAACTATACTCTTACAGGACAATAAGTATGGCTACAGGCCCGCATAGTATTTGTTCACGACCGCCTCGGCCTGCTCCCTGGAATAGCCTTCTCCCGGTGCGGTACCGCCGTGGTTCTTCGCATAGACGGCAAGGGCGACAGCATCAGCCATGTCGGGTGAATGCCCAAGGATCTTCTTTGCCAGTTCCTTCGGCAGTAACTGCTGCTGTCCGCGCTTGTTGATTGCCACCTGCAGGGCGAGGATTTCCGTCTTCACCTCGTCAGTGACCCAGAAGCCGTTACGGATTTCCCTGGCTAGTTCCAGGTACATTTCCGTACGGGTGTTGGGGTAGTCTACCTCGTTGAAGGCCTTCTCGGCGAAGTTGATGGGCCTCATCTTCATGTTCTTCTGTTCGGCGAGGTCCATGGCGCCCTGGCCATAACCACCGGTACCGTCACCGAATGCCGCCTGCGGGTGGAAGTTCTGCCAGAGTTCCCAAATCTGCTCGACCTTCTGGTTTGTATTGAGTTCAGCGGCATGCTTCCAGTCCACCATGCCGGTCTCGTCGATGACTGCGACGGTATTCTCGTCGGCGCCAAGGCCTGCGAAGTCGGCGCCCATCCAGAAACCCTTCCTGTTCGGGTTGATGAGCTTGGCCGCGATGAAGTCCGCACGCATGACAATCTGGCTGGCAACGTCGAAGTCGAAGATCTCGCCAAGCACCTGCTGTCGGTAGATGTTGCTGCCCTCGCAGTAACGGTCCTTCAAGCCCTGCTTGAACTCTTCGGAGGTGAATGGGTTGTCGAATGCAGTAGCCCTGATGACCGAATCCGGATGGTTCTTGCAGAGCGAGGAGAACCAGTTCTCGGCAGCCATGGACTGCGGGGAGGAAATCATGCGCGAGACAGACTTGAACTGGCTACCACGCATACGGTCGGAGGCGTACTGGTATGCTTCCTCGGGGATGTATGCGGCCTCGTCGATGGCCAGCAGGGCCACTTCACTCAAACCGAGCATGGCCTCTGGGTTTTCTCCGGAGTATCCGAAAAGAATGCTACCGTTGGACAGGGAGAATTCCTGTTCGCTCTTGTTGTAGGTGTAGCTGAGGCCCTTCAATGCGCAGACGGTCTGCAGTTCGCGGATGAGCACGCGTTTGAGGGCCTTGTGGGTCTGGGCGATACCGATGCCTCGGATGCCATTGTTCTTGACCATCTGCATGATAATCCACCATGCGAGGGCCCTGGACTTGCCGGCGGACACGCCGGTACAGGCGATCCTCAGCGGGTCGTCGAAGTGGTCAATGGCGCTCTTTACGCCAATGAACTCTTCCTGCCAATGGGAGAGCTTGATGGGGCTAGACGATTTCGAAGTCGAAGACGACTTTCTTGCTCTGCTCATTCTTGGCCTCCCCGTCGGTGGAGGCGCTTGCCTTGATGCTCATGCCCTTCGTCTTCTGGGCCCACCGGTCGGCATCCCTGCGTTCGAGAATTGACAGGTAACGCCGGGCAAGTCTATCGTCGGGGTCAAGCACCAGCTTCTTGGTGAGCAGCTGTCGCAACAGTAATACCTTTTCCTCCCAATACTTGACCGGCACCTTGTCGATGATGGTGCCTGGGGGAGCCCAGTGGAATGCAACACGGGCCCAGTCAACCACGTTGTCGGTGGACAGGAGGGCGATAGTAAGCTCGACGTTGGACTGCGGTACAGCGAGGCGCTTACTGCCTTCGCTTATTGTCTTATCAAGCGTAACGTGCTTGTAGGTCAAGTCGAGCCACCCGCTCAGCGTGCAGCCCGGTGCCTTCTCTTCAAGCGCCTTCGCCTTTTCTTGTCCAAGTCTTTTCATATTTCAATAAGTATCACTTTGCCGATTCCCGGCGCATACGGCGCATCAGGACATCGAAATCGGTCTGGGGGTAGTCGAGTACCGGTATGGGCCTAATCGCGGCCAGGGCGGCCTCGCTGGGCTCAGGGAGGTGCCTTTCCATCAGTATGACCGGCGGAATAGGATCGTCACCTACAAGGGTGGCCGGGTGGATGGCGGCACGTTCAGCTTTCAACTTCTTGTTCTCGCGGTATTTCTTGTCGCGCTCCGCCTTGCGCTTCTTCTGTTCTTCGGTCATGTGGACCTCCTGGCAAAAAATTATATTAAATGGGTTGACATGCTAAAAACGGTTTGCTATATTATGAGCATGACTTCCCTCTACGGTCTCGACAAGATTTTAAACACAGGCGTGCTGCGCGAGGAAAAGGTAGAGGGTTTCCAAACGCAGCACGTCTTTTTTTAGTTCTTCAAGGCCAGAAAGAAAGTAGCAAAGAAAGAATTTAGAATTACTATATATTTTCTACAGCTTTCTTTCTCCGCGGAGAAATTTGAAATTTGGAGTACAAAATGGAAAAAGATGCAATTTTCTGCGTTTTTATGCAAAAAAAGGCAATCTCTATTAAGCGCACAAAGGACGGTGTTCTGTGCTTCAAGGATAGTCTAAGTCGAAAACTTAACATCTCGAAAGTCTACCAGTCTTATTTGGCTGAAAAGAATTCGATATCGGGCTGGGTGTACATGGATGAAGCTGAGATCCAGGATTACCTGGTTCGTCATGCTCCGAAAGAAGAGCAGAAGGAAGAACGTAAGCCACCTTCCCAGTTCATCGCTGCATGGATAGCCGCTAACCCTGATTGGAAAATTTCCCTCAATGGTCGCCGTATCACGACCGTCCACGGAGGGCTCCCTAGGGATAGGGACATGGAAGACTTGACAACGGCAATACAGGCTACCGTCGATGAGAAGAACCTTCCGTACAAGGAAGGAGAAATAAACCGTGCCGTCAAGATGTTCCTTCTCGGGAAGGACCAGCAGGCCGTGGCCACCATCTTCGGAACAATCAAGTATGACCCGAGCAAGGTGGATCTATGCGACCGGTGGCTGAAGAAGATACACGAATACTTCAAGATCCAGGAAAGTTTAGAAATGTTTACACTCCTGATGAAGCACTGGGGGTGGCAGGTGAAGCGCAAGATGCTGGGCCGCAAGGTGATCCATCACCTGTGGATTAACTTCTATGGCGCCCAGGGAACCGGCAAGACCACGTTCCTTAACAAGCTCACCGAGTGTTTCGGCGACCTGGTATCGACAACCACAATCTCGAAGATTTTTGACGACACCAGGGAAATCAAGCGCCTTACCGAGAACTACATCCTGATATTTGACGAACTCGCGCTGAATGTCGAGTCCGAGGAGTCCGGCAAGCTGAATGCCGACCAGAAGGCCATCCTAAAATCCATCATCACCGGTGACACCTTGGATGCCCGCGTGTATGGTACCCAGCAGCAGGCCAAGAGGGCCATCACTTTCTCGTGCATTTCCTCCGCCAACACACATCTTTATGACATTCTGTTCGATGAGACTTCCATGAGAAGGTTCTTCGAGTTCCACTGCGACGCCACGAATATCAAGGATTTCACCGAAATCAACAAGATTTTGCAGTATTCCGGCGTGTTCTGGACGGCTATTGACGAGGACCTGGACCATGGATACATGTATCCGGATGTCGTGCTGTGGGACGAAGTTAAGAAAATCCAGGCGTCCTACTTTCCAACAAAGAGTAGCGTCTATGACTGGATTGCTGAGACTGGCGCAAAGCCTGGCAACCAGGCGCCCGTCCGTTCCTACAAGGCATACCGGCAGTTTGCCATCAACTGCGGCTACAAGCCAAAGACCATGGCCAATTTCGTGGCCGATGTCAAGCATGCCATACCCGATGCATGCAGGAACGGGACAGTCATGCTCGATTTCACGATGACTGAGCTCTGCAGGAAGTCCAGCGGGTACGAGGAGGATGTCAACCAGTCCCCGTTTAGTATGGAACCGCAGGACCCCATGAAGCCAAGCGTTGCCACGATGTTATAGAATTGCTACATTTATCATAAAAGGACACCAGTATGCCAATACCAGTTTGTTACAGATCAACCATCCATTCTGATTTCATGCAGCAGGGGCGCATCACATGGGACCTGCTGCGCTCCATGGTACAGAACCCGAAGGTCTACCCGTATAAGGAGGCCGTCCCCGTGGCGCTCTATGGCTCCATGACCGATCATCTGTTCATGAATGACTATGGCCAGGCCAGGCCAATGGGCGTGAACATCAAGGAGCTTGTGGCCATTCAGCTCGACTATGACGACGGCAAGTCAATCGACTGGTTCGTCAGCAAGTTCGGTGACGACTTCAAGTTCCTCCTGTACACCTCATATTCGTATGGGTATAAGCCTGCCGTCAATGGCGTGTTCGACCGCTTCCGGGTAATCATCCCGTTGGCCACGCCGCTCGACTGCAAGAACCTCGGGTGCTATTTCAAGCGTGCGATGCAGTCGGTGTTCGACTGTGACCCGTCATGTTGGGACCGTGGGCACATGCAGTGCATTCCTGCACGCAGGGACACTGGTGCGCCGTACCGATACTACATCAATGACAAGTGTGACAAATTGTTTACAATCGACTGGAACATTGTTCAGCACGAAGAGAACAAGGCGGTCGCTGCGTACACCTTCAACCTTGCACTCAACAACTGGTACGCATATTGTGACAACCTGTTGGGTCGCACGAGGCACGAGCCTGACGAGGAAGAAATCCGCCAGAGGTCGCTGACGTGGGCCCAGGAACAGTTCGACCAGTGCCCGGTCGGTTCCAGGAACAACACGATGTTCTCCGTCCTTTCATGGCTCAAATCCAAGGGCGTCACCGGTGACCAGGCGTTCATGCTCACTCCACCGGTAGGAATCAATGACGAGTTCGACAGGATGGTGGAAAGAATTTTTTACAATTAAATTTGCCAACCTGTTGCCAAAACTTACCAAGTTTGCTACATTTGAAGTATAAAGCGAGGAACAACAGACACCTTCCTCGCACGGGTTTCCCTTCGAAGGGCCCCCGCCGGTTCTGGTGTCTAATCCCGGCGGGGGTTTCCTTTTCCCGCCACATCAAAAAGGAATAACACTATGTCTCAAGAAGAATTGAGCGTTTTGAATATCGACAGCTTCGAGGACTTCGAAGCCGGTCAGTCTTCCTCCTTCAAGATTGAAGAAGGTTCTTATGCAGCCCAGTGCGTCGGCGTGACCATGGTCCGCCGCGAATTCGAGGGCAAGCAGCGTGTCGTCATCCGCCTCCTGTGGCAGCTCTCCGACGGAGAAAACACCCACACCATCCGCGGAAACGACTGGTCCATTTCCAGCAGCGAGAACGCAAAGTTCCGCCAGGAAGTATCCAAGTGGTTTGACAAGAGCGACTGGGGCGATGTCTGTGGCCTCCTCGTGAAGGCCGGAGTCATCGTGAAGAACGAGGACGGCTCCGCCCGCGTGAACCCTGATGCGTTTATTAACAAGAAGGCCAAGCTCCTCATCGCCAACAAGAAGAGCAAGCAGGGCAAGGACTACCCTGTAATCGCTTCCATGAGCCCGTGCAAGACCAAGCAGTCCATCCCCATGGACGAAGTCCCCTGGTTCATGGTTCAGGATAAGGATATCCTCTATGTCAAGCTCGCTGACGGTATCCAGATCCGTGCCAAGAAGGAAGGCGAAGGCAACCAGGTTTCTGACCAGCCCAATCCTGCCCTTGCCGGTGAATACGGCAACACGCCGGGTCAGTTCGTGAACCCGAAAACCAATCCTCCTGCAAAGCCGCAGACCACCCAGGCACCGTTCCCCACCGCTGGACAGAACCAGATGTGGCCGGCCCCGGCAACTCCGACGGCACCTAACCCGACCCCGCAGGTCGAGGTCAATGACGACGATGATTTGCCCTTCTAGCAAATAGCCCGGACCTACTGTATTGATTGGGAACTCTATACTTGCTCATGGTCCGGGCATCCTTTCTAGTTCGCCCCACACGCCTCTTTTACTTGCTACTTTCTGATCCATGGGCGTGTGGGGTACTAGCCGGCGTAATGTAACTGGTAACACCCCGTCAAGGGACGCAAGAGGGTTGGCGAATTGCCAACGGCAGCAAATGCTGCGAGCGGCGGGGAATATGGGTTCGAAGCCCGTCACCGGCTCTATCAACAATATATACATCTTAATCACATAATACCAACAACTTATCAACAACTTATCAACACAGGAAACCTAACCATGACAACCCAAGAAGAAATCCTATACCTCACAGACCTACTACTCGAAAGCGCAAGATGGACCAGAGACCCAGAAGAAGCATACTGCAACATTGAACTTGAAATCAGAGACAGGCTTAGAAGACTCAACGGCATAGACACGATAGACGAGAACGGCCTTGCACAAGGCAACCCGAAGACAGTAATCAAGCCCGGACAATTTGTAGAGAAAGTGGAAGAACCCCTGAGCGAAGACGACTTTAAGGCACTCGAAGCGGCACGACTGAATGAACACCTGGCGAACAGGAATAAGTCCAAGCGCAAGTGGGCGAAAAATCGTGTCCGGGTTGTCATCGACGGCAAGCCCACATGGAAATTGCGCTCCGAGTGTCACAAGGAAGTGATGCCCGGTTGGAACACCAAACTCCATTGGGTTTGGGATGGACCGTCCGGCGATGAGGAGCCTGCCGTTGACAAGCTCGGTGACGAACTCTGGAATGAACACGAGAAAAGGGAATAATATGTCAACAGCAATTTTGATTTGCGCGAGTATCTTCGCGCTTTTGTTAATTTTCGAAATGGCACAGATAGTAGCCGCACTCGGCAACGTCAGGGAAACCCTGGATATTATCCACAAGGACCTCTGCATCAACCATGACGCACTTGTGTTGCTATTTGGGAAGAAAAACAAGCCCGGCAAGCAGCGTGAATACTGGCGCGACCAGAACGGGTTCCGTCATTGGAGGAAGACAGATGTCTAACGAAACCTATGTCGCATTGAAAGAGAACAAGCTCCTCACCGAATGGGAAGAACTCGTAAAGACATGCCACTACAACTTCGAGTACGGATGCCACTGCAATGATCTTACACTCGGCGAGCTTGAAGAAAATATCAGCTTCGCCCTGGACAAGTTCGCCAAGGCAGCCGGGCTACCGCTTCACGATTGGGAGCAGGATTACGAAGAAGTTTACGGTGAAAAAGATACCGGCGGACGATCATGATCGAGGATGAAGTAATTGCACGACTGAGGGAGCACATCAACGCAATAGCCGAGATGTGCAACGAACGGATAAAACCCTGGGAACCGGACGCGGGGCCCAGGGCCGTTCGCCTTTTCAATGAGCTTGCTAAACCATACATCGATTATCTCAGTGAATATATTGCCACGCGACCGAAGTTTTCTTTCCCAGTTGCATGGTGTAATAGCGTAGAAGATTTGGTACCGGTGGGATATACGGAGAATTACTTGAAATGAATGATGCGATGCCCGTGCTTTCCGACTTTGACCGTGAATGCCTGGAAAAGATACCGCCCGCAGAGTTGCGGGCAATCCATGAAAGAGCTGTGCAGGATATGCATACCGTGTTTGATCATGCTGATGAACTTCTCCTGCCGCGGGGTGCCTGTAACTATTGTTCGCCTTTGGAGAACCGACACCAGTATGTGATAATTGATGTTTTAAGAGGCGAAAGCTGGTGTGCGTTTCATTGGATGGAAAAACGCGAACGTGATTATTGTAAGGAATACCTGGAAGAACACGGGCCCAAGTTCGACGTGGAAGATTTCGCTAGAATTTAATTAACGCGCGGCCCCCGGTGCGTAAGGTGATCCAGCCCGGAGATGCGGGAGCTCGAAACTCCCGGCACCGGGGGCATTTCTTAAATCATACCGTTAGTCGTGATAATCAACTTGCAGTCATTTCTGGCAATAGCTGTCACGATTTTTTCAGTCTTGCGCGAGTTTGTCAAGGTGTTGCCATTGACCAGGCTCTCGCCAACCAACACACATCCGCGGGAATCCTTCGCCGTGTTTCCGGCGTGAATGCGAAACCCCCTGTTCGGCTTTATCTTGTCATTATAAATCAAGGCCAAATCCCGTGCGAACGTCGGGCTGTTGCTGACACTTAACTTATATGTACCCTCAGGCAAGAGGTGGTTCTTGTTTTCAAGCGTGCAGCATATCTTCCGGTGCCCCACCATGAGCGACCCGGTGACGGCATCGCCAGTTATTGCTTCCCTTATTAACAGCATCTTTACCCTCACTTGTTGCCCTGTTGCAATTCTGCATCCTAGCAGATAGTCCAGGCTGGTTTCGTCCATCGGAATGCCAGTCTCGATGTGTGCTTCGACCGCATCCCAGTAGTCGTTTATCTGTTCATTAAGAGTGTGTCCCGCATGTTCGGAACCTGCCATCCACGTGTGAAGGTTACTGATGGCGCGGGTCCGTTCGTCCTTGTGCTCGATGTAGAATGGCACGCGGCTACGGTTCACCATGTGCTCAATCTTGTCGGGTTCGAGACGGTCGTAAGAGTTTATCTTGGTCTGTACATAACGCTTTATGTACAAGCTAACAGTAGCATAGAACACCGAGCGCACGCAAGAGCGCACGTTCAAAAAGAACGAGAAATTCCGATCGTAGAGCCCATTGTGGAGTCTTGTCATGAACCTGCGAACTGCGACCATCGTCACGTCGGAAATAGCCTCTTCCCATTCGTCATATGTGAGCTTCAACCCGTGAGCCACGGCCTTCGTGCGGTACGCCATTACATTCACGAGCACGCAGTCCCAGAGGTTTTCCTGGGCTGTCTTGTGTGGGTCTATGAGCCACATAGGTGCCTCGCCTCGCTTATGGCCACAGTATCCTCGTCCTCTACATAGGGGCAGTACAGCTTGGCCTCGAACTCTGCCCGGTCATCGGGGTCCAGTAGGTCGTAACACAGGCCGATGTAGAACATGCTGTTATCTTCCAGGAAGTTCGTTGCATTCAGCGCCTTTTCCCGGTCACCCGAGCGACCAACGAGTATGTATTCCTCTTTGGATGAATGCATGCCCACGACGGCGTAACGCCCCAGTACCTTGCCTGGGAAGATGCGCTTTTTCACATTGGTCAGCCAGTGGCCGATGATGACGCCGTAGAGGATGCACTGTAAAATCTTCATACTCGAAAACTATGTTAAAAAAGGCGCCCCGTAGGGCGCCAGTCCATGAATGAAATCATGGCGTTGCAAGTCGTTGATTTACTTCCACTTTCCCCAATCCTTGGGATCGAACCATAGTGCACCCATGACGCACCCGATGGCTATTACTAGCAGCGTTACCATATTCTCGGCTCCATGCTCGTGAAGGCCACCTTGACATTGCCGTCACCATCCTTGAAGATGGCGATTTTGGTATCGGAAATGTACCCGATCATGGCAAGGCCGCTGTAATAGATGGCCTTGTGGGTCGTCGGGTTGAAGGTCGTGGTACCGAACTTGTTGCCGGAATAGGTCACGGTTTCGCCCATGTAAACCGCCGGGTTCACGGTAATCGTGTTGTCGTTCGCAACGACGGTTTCGGTGCCCACGAAGGAGAACGTAGAGGAGGTTCCCGATGCGGTGTAGCGGAGGCCGATATCGTAGGTCCCGTTTGCATTCTGGCGCGTCATGAGGACGTAGGCTCCCGAGAAGTCACCGTTCGTCACCGGGTAGAACAGGTTGTTCGCGAGTGTCGATGCGTCATCGAGCGCACCGGGCATGCTCACACAAAGCTGGTCATTCGGGTTCACAGTAAGGTGCCTACCGACCGTGTATGCCCAGGAGAACGTGATGTCTCCGGTTTCAAGGTCAGTTGACTCCTTTAGACCCGTACCGGCGAGATAGTTCACCACTGTCGGCTTATCTACCCATATCGCCCCACCGATTGCAGGGGAACCGGCCCACGTGGCCTGCAGGATCTTGCCGGAATCCGCCTGGCTCGGATACGGAGCCAGGAGGCCCATGTCCGACGAGTCGCACTGGACGCGACCGTTGGTGAAGAAGTTGAGCTCGGACACCGGAGTGCTCACTGGAGGCAACGACGTGGTAATCTTTTTTACCCCCGTCGCATTGGCGCTTTTCAGGTACGTGGTGTCGATCTGGTCGCCATTGGCGTCCTTGGTCGAACGGTCGGCAAAGATGGGACAGCTGTCGATGCTGTTGGCATACTTCTCGACCATCTCGTCCTTGGAATACTTCATGTGGCCGGTGGCCGGAGTCATTTCCCACATCCAGTATTTGTAGGAACCGGTAGGCACCGGCGACAGATGTCCATCGGGGCATTGCGTTGTCGTCGGGAATGAGGATGTCGCATTCGAATAGAAACCGACGCAAAGACCGTCCAGCGAATTGATTCCGCCGAACAGGTTCCAGTCGCTAACGTCCGTAGAAATCGAATAATCTCCATCAGCGAACGTCGCCCCTCCCATCGGTGAAGTCGATGTCCCCGGATCGGTTGCAGTTCCGGTTGCGATTGGGTTCGACTTGTACGTGGCGTACTTCGTCGGGTCCGAAGGATCGAACAGCACGATGTTCAGGTGGTTGTCAGTTTGCACGTAGGCCTGTGGCACACGTGCTGTTCCGAGACCCAGTCCACTGAACTTCAACGTGGTGAAACCGGTCGAATTGTCAACCGGGAACGGGCCGTATCCGATAGGTTGCAGCGAACCCAAATTGTAAGTCTCTTCGAAATTGTAATACTCTGTGCGTGGAGTTGCCATGATTTGTCTCCTGTTATAAAACTACGTCAATGAAGCCGACAGTGTGTGTCTCGGGCGCATCGTCCCAGTGCACGGCCACTCCGCCAACACCGTCGTTGATTGCCGTGAGGACCTTGCCGTTGTCGGCGGACTGCGGGTTGGGCACGACATAGCCGAGCTGGACATCGCTGCCGCCCGTGGTGTGCATGGTGACTGTGTGGAAGTCCTGGTGAATTTTCAACTGGTCGGCAGGATAGCTGTGTGATGCGCCCTGAGTTTCTTGTTGCCAGGAAAGTTCAGGGATGGTCGGCTTATTGAGAATCTCGTCTGCAGATCCAGCAACAGCGTTCCAATCCGGCTTCACATTCACTTGGGCACCGGCCTCGATGCCATCGAGTTTGGCCTTGTATGCATCGGTGAAGTTGTTGTCGGTCTGGTTTGCGGCAATCGTCACCGTCGTCGTTCCTTCGGTAAGGGTGATGCCCGAACCGGCCACAAGTTCCTTCATCGGGGGGACAACCGGAATACTGGGCCGATGCAAGATGTACTGGTCGGATGCCGTATCTTCACAGAGCCAGTCCACCTGTACGTTTTGTTCCGCACCGGCCTGGACGCCAGCGAGCTTCTGCTTCTCGGACGTGGTAAAATTATTGTCTGTGTGATGATAGTCGGCATCCTGTACCAGGTTAGCCGGCTTATTGATTATGGCACTTACACCCGATGTGGCATCCCAATCCGCGTTGACTTGAGAAGCTGCACTGATTACGTTGTTAGTAATAGTGATGTTGTCACCGGCGGTGAGGGTATCCTGCTTGTCAGCAAGGTCAGACTGTGTCGCATATATAGACAGATCCGGTTTATTCCAGATTGCTTGTACACCCGAGGTTGCATCCCAATCCGCGTTCAACTGTGGAGCCGCTGTGGCACTAATTACGTTGTTCGTGATGGTGATGTTATCACCGGCAGTCAACGTATCCTGCTTGCCATCCAGTTCAGTCTGCGTGGCATAGATGCTCAGGTCAGGTTTATTGATAATGGCGGCATCACCCGACACGGCATCCCAATCCGCGTTAACGTTAACTTCCGCACCTGCCTCGATGCCATTGAGCTTCTGCAAGTCGGTGAGGTCGAACGTGTCCGTGGTAGTACCATCGGACAACGTAACACCGGACGAGTTAATCGTGGTGCTCGCGTGCGTGGTGTTGTTGGTGACGGACGTGCCACCACCGTTGACAACTGTCGTAGTGTTGCCGGAGTTGAGCACGATGGGTGCCACCAGGGCGAGGTTGCCCTGCTGGTCGAAACCGATGGATGTACCGTCAACCTTGGCGCTGATTACGTCATCGGCAATTCGGATACCGTTCCCGGCGGTGAGTGCAGCCGCAGCGGAAATCACGTCACCTTCGATGGTGATGCCAGTACCCGGAGTGAGCTTGCCCTGGACCTCATCCAGGTTAACACCGAGAGGTGCAGATACGGTACCGTCACCGGAGAGTGTGTCGTCATGCGCAACGGTCAGAAGACCGGCGCCGGCATCCTGCCATTCCGGGTGTCCGTCCGGATCGACCACGAGAATCTTACCGTCATCGGCAGACGTAGCCGGAGGGACCAGCTGGTCCCCGCTCGGGATAGTGGGTTTGTGCTTTATAAATGAAGGGAGGCTGTCGTTGAGTTCCGTCCAATCCGCTTGCTCCTGCAACGTGATAGAGGGCCGGTGCAAGATGTACTGGTCGGATGTCGGGTCATCACAGAGCCAGTCCACCTGCACGTTCTGTTCGGCATTGTACCCGACAGTGTCGAGCTTGACCTTGTCGCTCACGCTCATGAGCCCGTTGGCTTCCTGTGTGGCAACGGTAAGATATGAACAGTGAACGCTGGCAACGCCCTGTCTGTCCTGAGTGAAACGGTCGATTACCGCATACGATGCATACGACTGGTCCACGGGATATTGCAGGAGCTTGTAGCGGTCACCCACAATTTCCGGGATATCTTCTGCACCAAGAGCCCCGATATTGTCACGGGCGGTCTTCTTTTCTGCGTCCGTAGTGTCGGCACGCTGGTCTACATTGTAAAGAACCTTGTTGATAGAACCTTCGGTCATTTCTGGCCCTCCTTGAGGTCATGGAGAATTTCGAGTGCGGAATCCAGCTTGGTTGAAACCTTGGCCAGTTCCGTGTTGAGTGTCGCGAGTTGAAGCTGGTGATCGTCCAGACTCGTCTTGGTGAAGGCGAGGTCTTCCTTGATACGGGCGTTTTCCCAGGTAAGGCGTTGCACGTCGTCGTGAAGCCGTTGAGAATCGGTGTCCCGTTCGGTCTTCGTGGCCAGACGGTCATTCGTCAATTTTATCTTGTCCGCAATGACCTTGACCAGGAGGGCCACATTGCCCACCAGTGACGTGATTGCTACTACCAATGCTGCGATTGTCGGATCCATAGTGCCTCCTACTTCCATGCTGCCGGTATCTCTGTCAACTCGGCTGCACCGGTCGTTGTGTTGATGCCGCAGTTTCTAAACATTTCGGACTTCCTGTTGTTCGGGTACCCACCCGGTTGCGTGCTTATCTGGTTGTACAGGTCGAGGGCGCCGTGCTCGACGGAAACACAGTCCTTGAACATGCAACGGCAGTCACTGTCTTCATTGTCTATGCAGCTCGACGTATTGAGTAGGGGCACTTCGCGCAAGGAAGTACATCCACAACACATGTACTGGAAACCGTACACATTGTGGGTGTCCAGTGTAGGCAGGTGTTCCAGCGAGGAATTGTTGTAGAACATGTATCCCATGTCCTCCGCCTTCGACGTATCGTAGTTGGACACGTTGGACACGTCTACGAGGTTCGTACATTCACCAAACATACCGAAGAAGTTTACCACATTGTGTGTGTCCAGGACAGGTGCCTCGGTCATGGACGTGGCTGCATAGAACATACCGCCCATGTCCACCGTGTTGTGTGTGTCCAGCGTGGGAATTGTTTGCAGGCGATGACATGCCTGGAACATGTCTCTCATGTCGGTCACGTAGTAACATCTTGAATAGATGTCGTCCGTGACATAGTAGAGCTTCTCGCACCCGGCGAACATACCATGCATGGTGTTGATTCGAATGTCTTCATACGAGGCGCCACGGCTGATGCCATACACGGCAAGGAGGTCTCCCTGGTTTGCAAGGAGAGAGCTCCAATTGGAGAAATTGGCACGGAGTTCCCAGATGTTCGGGTTGGTGCTGAGCTGTCTCCCGGTACCCTTCGCGAACACGGGTATCACCCCGGTCTCGAACAATAACATCAAAGTGTTCGGTGTCGTTGGCGTGGTGTAGTATCCGAGACGGAACCCGTTGTATGACAGGGCATAGCCACCATAAGACAGTGCGATTACAGGCATACTATTTCCTCCCTGCGATGTAGGCGCCACTCGGCCCCACCGGCAACGCGCCGTTGAACAGGACCATGCTCGGAATAATTGGTCCCGGTGGCGTGTCCGGTTCCGCCTGTATGAGGTAAACTAGTGCCAAGTAGGGCATCATGTTGTTGTGCGCGTTTCCACTACCGGTTGCCTCAGTATTGAATGCCGGGCAGTCGGTGACTCCGCCGGACATCGTACACGCCGTGGCTGCGTGGTCTGCAATTCCAACGGAAGTGGACCTGGACATTGATGCTGACTTCATGCTAGTGAAGTGTTTTGCACCCGTGCCAATAATCCCTCGGGAAGCAGCACTTGCCATTTGAGTGTACTTAAATGCCGGTTGTGCGGTAATCGAGTGGGTTAGCTGCGGTGTTTTTAATACTATGTTATTAGCATGGCCATGTGCTGGAATCGAATGCAAATGGCTTGGCGTTTCATCAATAATAAGCGAATGGGTTTCTTCACCACCACCAACACCTATTGAGTGCCCGCTAGAAGAACCTATGGCAACACAACCGGATAGATTAGGCAAATTGAATGTCGATGAACCGTCACCCGGACCATATACAGTTCCGATTACGGCAAACAGCCCAGCGTATTCACTACGGGAAATTGCGGACCCGTCACAAACAAGGTATCCTTCCGGGACAACCGATTTTGTATAAGGTATAATGCTTCCAATCATTTATTATACCCCCGCATAGATTATGTGTGTTATCGTCAAGTAAGGCTGCATATTGGAGTGTCCAACATCAGAACCGGTCGTTGCTGTATCAAACGCTGCGCAGTCAGTTACCCCACCAGTCTTAGTGCATGTTCCTGCCGCATGGTTGGATATGGCCAAATTGGCACTCCTTGTTGCAGTTGCGGTGCTAGTTCCAGCTCGCGTTGTAGAGCTGGATGTCTTCGAGGCCGTAGATGCATTCGGGGCATTGTAAGTGAATGCCGGTTGAGTAATACTGTGTACTAATTTTGGCGTAGTCGCCGTGATGGTATTCCCGTGCCCGTGTGCCTGTATAGAATGATTATGCGATGGAATCTCGCTGGTTAAAAGCGAATGAGTTTCTTCGCCACCGGTATCACCTAACGAATGGTTTAATGATATCCCGACTATAACTCGGCCCGTCAAATCAGGTAGATTAAATGTGCTCGAACCATCACCGGACCCATAAGTGGTTCCGATCTCCGAGTATAAATCAGCATATATTGCTCTGGATACAGCGGATCCATCACAAATTAAAAATCCACTTGGTGCAGTGCTCCCGGCATACATATAGATAGAACCAACTAGCATCTATTCCCCCGTGCAAATCACAAAGTTTACCGGTAAATATGGCTGCATGTTATTGTGAGCCAACCCTCCACCAATAGTTCCTGAATCAAAGGCCGCTTTATCCGTAATCGACCCACCCATAGTACAGTTAGAAGCTGCATGGGCAGCAACTGCAACATTAGTAGAGCGTGTTGCCGTTGCCGTTGTTGTAGAAGTATATGGTTTAATGTTGGAACCGGATAGAGCACTACTACTACCCGATGCAGTGTACTTGAAGACAGGCTGGGTAATCGAGTGACTGAAAGCGGGCGTGGTTGCCCCTATGGTGTCCGCGTGCCCATGCTGCGGCACCTCGTGCACGTGCGCCGGTAGTTCACTCTCGGTAAGGGTGACGGTTTCGCTACCGCCAGTGCTGCCAAGGGCGTGACTCTGTGACACACCGAGGGGCACCCGGCCAGACAAATCCGGGAGGTTGAACGTGCTGCTACCGTCACCTGCACCGAACGTCGTACCTATGACGCCGAACAGGGTAGCATAGGTCGTGCGGGACACGGCGGACCCGTCGCAGAACAGGTAGTTCTCCGGCGCCACGGTGCCCGCGAAGGGCATTATGATTCCTGCTGGTTCCATTGCTGCTCCTTAGTTCGAGGCGATGCGGTGGATGCCGACGATCTTCTGCACGATTAACGAATCGGTGTTCGAAGTTAGTGTATTGTCAGCCAATGATCTTAAAGCACGATTAACTGTTATAGTCGTACCGGAAACAGAACAATCAAGTGTAACGAAGAAGAATCCGTAGTTCGACTGAGACCGGTTGGCACATCCGAATCCGCTAACATTGAATACAGTTTGATTGCCAGGGAACCTAGCAAATGCCTGTATACGCTGTACAGTGTTGTAGTCCCAAGTAGCATAAATTTCTATGTATTCAAAGTTAGAGAATGGCTCCGTAAGCGTCATCTGAGAAGTGCTAGACGCTTGTGGTGTATTCATTATTACTGTCCTATCTGTTCCAAGAGAAGCCAGAGATTCTGCCACGGCAGTACCGCTCTGTGCGTGCGTGCTAGATGCGTCGTAGCTCTGGTCAACCGTCGGAGGAGTTACCGTGTTCGCAATGGTGATGGTGCTCTGGTTCTCGGTAATGGAGATTCCAGTACCAGCCGTCAGCGTCTTCGGCACCGGCTTGTGATTGATGTACCCAGGCTCGCCCTGCTCGGCGTCCCAGTCGGCACCGTCATCGCCACCGCCCGTAGCCCATTCGGGTGCACCGCTGGAATTGACTTTCAACACCTTGTCCGCATCAGTCACGGTAGAGGCCGGGAGTGGGTTCTTCACGCAGAGCGCGTCCTGCAACGTGGTCGTGGTGGTGTGGGTGGCAGTAGTTTCCGGCGTCATAGCAGCCGAAAGCATAGTCTCTGCGGCATAGGAATAGCCTTCGTCAGACCACAAAATCACTAGACTATAGCTTGATAAATCGGCCAATATGTCTGCTACGGTAATTGTACTAGATTGGTCACGCTCGCTAAATTTCAGAGTTAGAGTCGTTCCGGCAGGTACCTCATATGGACGGTCGCTCCCGTCAGTGCTGGGTCTGCATGATAAATAATTTCCGAAGAAGGCATAGTTCTGAAGTTCACCACTGTCAGGGAATAACTCTGATGTTTTGGCAATAGCTGGCCAGGCATATACGTTATAAGTGTCGAACGGCTTGACAAGGGTAAAGGCATAGCCATCCGACGTATTCATTGCATCGGCAAGTGCCTGTGTCATCGGGCAAATATCTAGTGCCCAGTTGCCTGACTCATATCTGCTGGACATCGCCGCACATACAAGATTGTCGGTCGTGGTTTTGGACACGTCAGCAATTTCAAGACCAGTGCCGGCCTTTGCGGAGATTTCATTGTTGGCGATGGAGATACCGTCACCAGCAGTGTAGGCCGCTGGCAGGTCGCTCTTCATTGCAACCGTATTGTCCACGGACACTACGTTGTTCGTGATGTCGATGCCCGTGCCCGCAGAAATCGGGGCCTGTGCGGCTGCCCACACGGGTGCGCCCGTGTTGTCAACGGTGAGCACCTTGGTCGCGTCACCGATGGCGGAGGCCGGGAGCGGGTTCTTCACGGCAAGTTGTGGGTTACCGCTTGCACGGGTAAAGGTCACGGTAACATCGTTACCGGCTGCCACGGAGGTGATGGTGCAGAGGTTGCTGCTGGAGGTTATACCAAATGCAACATACTGTGCACTTGAATTACTGGAAATGTACCAGTAATCCGGATCTTGGGTCGGGGTGTGGAGAACGATATCCTGTTCGTCAATCCAGGTCTTGTTCTCTACACTGTCATAAGTCACCGCAAGAGGCGTCAGGCAGTAGTTGGAATCGCTAAAGTATTGGTCATCACTGATTCGCAATACGATGTTTTCGCCGTAGGTACCATTAAGGTAGAACGTGTTCGCCGGGATGTGCAGGGTCAGTTCCAACCCGACGGTACCTTCAAGGATATCCCTGAGATCGGAATTCGTCTGCGCATAGGCACGTCCGTAGTTTTCGTCCCAGGTGCCGAGTGCGAACGTCTGTTCTTGCGATTTCAATTTCAGCGTGTCGGAATCGTACAGCACGTTGATTTCGTCGTTGTCAATTTCGATTGCGTCACCAGCAGTGTAGGTGGAACCCCCACCCTGCTCGGTCTGCCAGGAGTAGGAACCGACACCGCCAGAGTACGATGCCTTCAACACCTTGTCGTTGTCGGACGAGGTGACTGCGGGCACGTTGTTGATTGTCGGCTTGTTGCTGAGGCTATCATAAGACCCAGTGATAGCCACGACTGCCAGGTCGCCAGGCTGGATTGCGGTCGCACCAGCCGCGGCGCCACTACGGATTGTCGAGAGATCGGAAATTGTGTCCTGCTTTGAAGCAAGTCCAGTGGTGAGGGCCTGCGTGGTCGCATAGCCGCTGAGGTCGATTTCGGCAGTTCCCTGCGCATTGACGACAGAGGTGCCGTCCACTTCCACGTCGAGCACCCCAGTTGTGGGCATGGTGATTTCGGCAATTCCCTGTGCATTCACGACGGAGGTGCCATCAACCTGTACATCCTGTACAGGCGCCCCCGATGCCGTAATGAAACCACTGTCATTAGTCAGGTCGCTGGTCTTCGTGGGGATTGTCGGCTTATTTATTAAATCAGCATAATTACCGCTAACTGCAACCTCAGCAACGTCGGAAGGTTGCAGAGCAGTAGCACCCGCAGCCGCACCGGAACGGATCGTAGATAGGTCATTGATGGTATCCTGCTTTCCGGAAAGACCGGTGTTCAATTCGACCTTGGTCGCATAGGAATCAAGCGCGGCAGGCTGGACAGCCGTGGAACCGGCCTGCGCACCCGCACGGATTGCGGACAGGTCGGAAATCACGTCCTGCTTTGCTGCAAGACCTGTATTCACTTCCGTCTTTGTAGCGTAGACGGTGAGGTTCGGACGGTGGTTCAGGTCGTTGTAGGAGCCCGTAGTGGCCACCGCAGCAAGGTCGGCTGGCTGCACTGCGGAGGCGCCTGCCGTTGCACCGGAACGGATTGCAGCAAGGTCGGGAATTGTGTTCTGTTTGCTGGCGAGACCGGCGTTCACTTCCGTCTTGGTGGCGAACACGTCGAGGTTGGGCTTGTTCCTGATGTATGACCTGGACTCGGTATCTTCCTCGGTCCAGTCGGCTTGGGCCTGTACGAGGCTCGGCACCGAAATGACATTGCCATCGATGGTAACACCCTGCCCTGCAACGAGCTTCTCCTGGACTTCGTCGAAATCCGCGGCGATGTAGTTCTCGTTGCTGATGGTGATGCCGTTGCCGGCGTAATACTTGTCATGCCCGTCCTTGCCGGTGATTGCGTGAACGTCCATTCCAATCACACTGGCTTCAAGACCAGTAGGCATACCGCTTACGCCGATTACCAGTTCGGCGCCGTCCTCAGCAATACTCACGTCTCCGGAAAGCTCAATCGTTTCCGTATGGACATGGCTTATGTCGAAATCAATCACGGAGTTGGACAGGGTCGTGTAAAGGGTAATCTGGTGGGTTTCGTTGCGGGCGCCCGCATTCCACGCAAGCTGGACGTTGGCGGTGAAGTGGTACCAACCCTTGATGAGCCGGATGGCGCCTTCGTTGTCAACATACGCCTGGTCGCCTTCCTGCACGAGCGTGTCAAAATGGAACTTGCCGTCGGTGGTCCTGGGGTCTGCCGATACTTTCAGACAGGACGGGTCCAGGCCGTTCACGGAGAGGTCCACGCCGTCCTCGGTCGGATGGATGTCGATGGATCCGTCAGTAGACGTAATGGTGCCGCCAATCCCCCCACCGGCACCCGGCTTGACATTGTAACGGCTCATCATGAGCGTGCCGTACCTGTTGTAGGCATAGACATCGTAGGAGCCGGTGTCGTTGGCCAGGACTATGTTGGAACCCAGCGAATCGAGCGGGATGCGGAACGGATGGAGCGTGCCGTTGAAGTCGGACGCGCAGTAGTATTTCGTGCGGGTACCGTGGACGTAGACTTCCATGTAGGCGCCGCCCGAAAGGGGCTTGCCAGCAGTGTTGACAAACTGGAATGTTGGGGCAAGCAGGTATTGCAGCGCCATCGTGAAATCCTCTTATTTTAACGTTACAAAGGCGAGGAAAACGCCTATAATCTTCGATACAATAAGTATGGAAAAGGAGTAGTTTAATGGCATGGAATTGATTAAATGGAAGCCGGTGGAGCGCAAGCGAAACCGCAAGATTTCTTACACGAGCCCCGACTTCATACGCGGGTACGACATTGACGGCACGGACTTCGCCGATCTGGTCACGAAGTTCAACGCCAACAACCTGAAAGGCACCGAGGAAACCAGGCTCGGGGACTACGTCCTGACCATGATTTCGATAGTCCTCGAACACCCGAAGATTTCCTGCTATTCCGAACTGGAAAAGGAGAGCCTCACCGACGACATGTTCCTGGCCGGGTGGCGCTCACTAAAATACGTCAAGCCTGGCGTGTCCCCTTACAGCTACCTGTACAGGTCGATTTACATGGGCGCCTGGCGGCACTTCCAGGACTGGATGAAGGACAAGCGGAAAGCGGATGCGATAGAGCAGCACCTCGCGGAATGCGCCGACGAGTACATGGCGGAGATAGGCGCCGGGAAGGTGCCGGTCGCACATAACCAGGATGACTAAAAAGGGCCCGGAACTTCCGGGCCCTTTCTGGGTTTATTTCAGTAGGTTGCAGGTTACTGAACAATCTTGACCTTGTTCACGTCGGCATCCTTGACGAGCACGAGTGCTACGCCACGGGGTTCGACAATACCGGCCATGGTCGTGGAAGTCCAACGGGTCACGTTGGAACCCTTGATGGTGTCGATGGCACGGTTCTGGAACACAATCACGCCTTCGTTGTCGGCACGTTCGGTGTCGGCGTTGGAAGCGTCGATTTCGTCCAGCATTTCGAATTCCATCGTACCGTCAAGACGGACGATACCGGAGAAGTAGTTGCCGGCTTCCATGCTCTTGATGGCGCCCGTTGCAGAAGCAGCGGTGTTGAAGGCGCTGATGGCAGCGGACTTCGAAGAACCGAAAGCGGAACCGTCGGCCTTAGCGATGACCTTCGTGCCTTCGCCAATCCAGTCTTCGTCGGAGAGGGCCTTCACGACCATCACGCCAGCCTGAGTACCGTCTTCCACGGCGATAAAGGCCTTGAGAGTGCCGGTGCGATCGCCCACGAAGTCCGTAGCATAGGCGCCATCGAACCACACGACAGTGCCACGCGGGATGAGGGAGGTCATGCCGGTGAAGGTGATGGTGGCCAGGCCGTCGTTGGAACCGGATTCGGCATAGGCGACAGCGGTCGCGTTGGCGAAGTCGGCAGCAAGAGCGGCAGAGATGGACACGAGCGGGAGGAACTGGTTGGTACGCACTTCGGTTTCACCGAGCTTGCCAATCAAACCCTTGGAGAAGATCGGGTCGGCAGAAGTCGGCTTGAAGGCGTCGCCAGCGTTCGAGAGCTTGGAGTTGATCATCGGGTTGATGAACATGTACTGGGATTCGTCGGAAACGGAGGCCAGGTAGTTGGTGGCGTCGGTAAGCGGGGAGTAGCCGATACCAACGAACGCAACGTTCTGCTGACCGAAGTCGCCGTCGTATTCAGTGACAGTAGCACCGTCGATGACCTTGCCCTTGATACCGTCGATGGCATCCTTGATGAGGCCGTTGATGAGCTTCTTGCCCTGCTTGGTAGCAACTTCCTTGTCCCAATCGAGGTCGGTGACCTTTTCGATGAGGTTGGTGGCAATCATGACGTTGCCGACATTGAGGGCCTTGCGGACGCTCTTTTCCTTCAGGCTGGACGGGCCGTTGGCAGAGAGGTCGATACCGCGCTGGTATTCACCGGCGTCGGAGATAACGAACTCGAACACCTTGCCGTTACGCTTGTTCTTGAGCTGGTCCTTGAAATACTTACGAGAACCGATGGTGAGGTAGCCGGCGGATTCGGCTGCACGGAGTGCCACAAGTTCGGTCTTGCGGCTGGTCTTGAACTGGTTTGCCATAATGCAATTTCCTTATGATACTTTGTTTGTTTAACCATGCGGGTGCTGGCGCAGGTATTCGTTCCAATATGCGCGGTCATGCACCGGTTCGCTTGGCTTGCCGTTGGCCGTCACCTGCTTGCCGATTACCGGCAGTGCGGGCTTTGCCGCTGGCGGTTGTTCTTGTTTCTTTTCAACAGGCGCAGCCTTTGCCTTGGGCGAAAGCAGCTCCTCTGTAAGCTTCCTGAGCTGGTAGCGCATTTCCTCCGGGTCCTTGTTGCGGAACACCGTGGCGAGTGCGTCGTTGTCAGTCATGAGCTTCTGAAGAACAATCGGATACTTGTCGAGGCCGTTCAGATACTTCAACACGGTATTTTCCGTATCATACTTCTGCAACGCGTCGTAGAATTCGCCACCCCTGGTTTCAATCAGGCGTTCGTATTCTGCCCTGTCGTTCTCGTCCGGGAAGGAGAGTTCGATCCGGCGTTCAGTTTCCTGGCGCATGGCTTCGGCATCGTCCTGCTCGATTCGCTGTTTGAGGTTCTGCACCTCGTTCTGCTTGTCGCGCTCACGGAGCTTGTAGTCCATGTAGTCCGGCGTATTGTTGTTGAAGTCTTCGAGCTTCAGGCCCTTTTCGCGTTCGAGCTGGTCTTCGAGTTCCTTGATCCGGGCTTCGTACTTCTCGCGGTCAGCCTTGCGCCGTTGCTTTTCCTTGGCAAACTTGTGCGCGATGCGTTCCTCGTGGGAGTATTTCTGCTTGGGAGGCCTCTTGTCCTTGTTCTCGTCCTCGGGCTTATCCTTGTTCTCGTCCGGCTTGTCCTCGGGTTTGGCCTTGTCGTCTTCCGCCTTCGTGTCATCGGCCTTCGTTTCCTCAGGCTTGTTTTCCTCGGGCTTCTTTTCGTCCGGCTGTTCCGTGCTAGGGTCCGGTGTGTCAGGTTGCTTGATGTCTTCCTGCTTTTCCTCAGTTTGTGCGGACTGGGCTTCGCGGGCCATCTTTTCAGCTACCATCTTTTCTGCGTCTGCTGTAGAAATCATGGGCAAACTCCATATCAAACGGAAATTGTTAAATTGCACTTGGGTGGTTCCGTTCCACCCTACGCTTCAATAAGTATGCACACCCTAACGGGTCGGCGCCTTGGGGAACCGTTTTAACGCATATTCGGTGTTGCCGGCCTTCGTGATACGCTTCTTGGCACCGTTCTGTGCACCCCAGTAGGCATGGTACGTGCTGCCCAGGGAACTCGAACTCAGGAGCTTGTAGAGCCTCTTGGCCGATTCCTCGGTCGTGCCGCCCGCCGGGTAGAAGTACCCCTTTTCCGGATTGGACCGGAAATAGAGGAAAATTCCGCCCGCGCTCGGGATTGCCTTCGCGAAGCAGCTGGAAGACAGGTTGAGGTTCCTACGTGGCGTTAGGTCCTTGTCCCAGTATTCCTCGTGCTTCTTCCTGTCGTTGAGCTCGGCATTGGCAGCACGCCTTGCGGCCAGGCTGTTCTTGTAGACACTGCCCACGAGGGCCTGGTACTTGGCGAAAACGCGGCCACGCATGGCCTCGGACTGCCGCTGGGCGGCACGCCTGTTGCGCATGGTGGCACCGTTGGCGAACGCCGCGTTGTTGGCTACGTTGAATACTATCGACATGGACTATCCCCCGTATGCCGCATCTACCCCGTCAGAGACACCCTGGCGGTATCCCTCGTCGTTGGCCTTCTGTTCGGCACCGGCAGCCTTGCGGGCTTCGAGCATCACCTTGTCGGTCTCGACTTCGGCCTTGGCCTGGTCACGCTCGGCCTCGTTCATGAGCTTGGCCGATTCGAGCTGGAGCTTGACGCCGTCGATTTCGCCCTGCTGTTCGAGCTTGGCGGTTTCGAGGGTCATGCGGTTGGTTTCCTGGATCTTGAACTTCTCCCAGTCCTGGATGCGCTGTTCGCGGTTGTCCATCATGCTGAGCTCGGCAGTGTCAAGCTGCTTCTGCAATTCGGCATTGGCGGCAATCTGCTCGTCGAGCTGCATGCCCATTTCGTCGCAGAGGGCCTTCATCTGTTCGAGCTGGTGCATTGCGACCGGATCGACCTCGGACTGTTCGTCGAGGAACTGGACTTCACGCGGCAAGTTGGCGATGAGGTTCCTGGTCATGTCCTTGCCCACGTCGTCTTCGAGAGTGCGTGCAAAGTACACGGCGAGGATGCTCTTCATTTCGTCCGGGCACACGGCGCCGAGGGCCGTCAGTTCCTGACGGGCCTTCATCTGGCGGGTGATGACGGACGGGCCGTTTTCGAGCGTGTAGCGGAGGTCGATGCCACCGTTGAGGAGCTCGATGAAAATCTTGGAAATCATGTTGCAGGAAGAGAAGGCGTTCTGGTAGTAGCTCGCCGTGTTCGCTTCCTTGGACACCTGCTGGCGCAGGATTTCAGTCGCGGTCTTCTCCGGGGTGCCCTGCGGGATGCCCGTAAGGGGAACACCAACAACGTCTTCCATCAACGTGCGGGTCGTATTTACGACAGCCTGCAAGTCACCCGTGGCGAACTGTTCGACGATGGGTTTCGGCTCGTGCTCGCCCTTCCACAGGACGGCAAGGGCGTCATCGTTGTCGCTGTTCTGGTAGCTGCGCTCGACACCGTCGATTGCGTCAACGTTGATGAGGTAGCTGGCCTTGACGGACCTGCCGCAACGTTCGATAAGCGTCGAGTATGCAATGTTCGCGCCCAGTTCGAGGTTGAGGGTCTGCTGGATGATACCGTTGTAGTTGATGTCGGCATCGTTGTTCTCGTAGATTTCGTTGCCGGCAAAACGCACGATGGGGATGTACTTGATTGGAAGAGTGACATCCTGCACAACCAGGTTACCACAAATCTTGTAGAAGTGTACGCCTTCGTTTTCCTTGACATAGTAGGACACGACAGGGATCTGGTCGGAAGGGCAGCTCCACTGGTCGATGCCGTTGATGTTCAGGGCCGGGTTGCTGGCCGGGTAGTCAAAAGGCGCCACGTCGTCGCCCCACAGGCGCCTTGCCTTGCGGAGGCTGATATAGTTGACCAGGGCGCCTTCCTCGGCATCGATGCCGTTGACGGTGCAACAGGCCGGGTCCATGGCCACGCTCTGCAGCTGCTTCACGGATTCCACCACGACGGTGGGTTCACCGGTGAACTCGTCGAGGTCGGTGGAAATGACCAGGAAGCCGTAACCCGTAAGAACGGACTTGCGGAACGCGTCGAGAATTGCTGTCTTTACATCGTTCTTCGCCTCGATTTCGTCGATGGCCTCCTGGACCGTCTTGACATCGGGGTCGTCCTTCTGTTTCAGCTCGGTATGCCAGGGGCTCGCCGACAGCGGCGAGGCGATGGCGTTGCACAGCACGTTCCAGTTGTTCAATGCGAGACACACGCGCTTCTTTCCGCTGCGGTACTTCTTCTTGAAGTCGTCATCCCAGAAGTTCCCGGAATAGCGGGACATGTCCTTGGCGGCACGCTGCAGTGTCTTGGAGTAGCGCTTGCTGGACTTGCGGAGGAACTCCGTGCACTGGTTGATTATGTCGAGTTTGTCGTCGTTCATTTAAAACCTCTCTGACCGAAAACTACTTCTTATTTGTAGAAACTGAGGGTGTAGTGCACGTTGGCGTTGAACCTCGAAGCATCGTTCTTGTAATCGTATGTCGCATACCAGAGGGCCGAACGCTTCTCGTCGATGTCGTCGTTGGTGTAGAGACGGTCACCAACATACTCGAAACGGCACGGCTGCCACGTGCTCAGGTATGCCGTCACGGCGGTGCCGTCCACGGCAGTCTGCAACATGGGCGAATGCAGGTTGAACTGGCTCATGTAGAAACCGTTGCTGTCCGTCCTGATGAATGCCTGCACTTCCGCATGGATGTCCAGGGAGGCACGTCTCACGATATATTTCAGCCTGAACAGGTTCGACACGTCGAAAGGCACAGAGTCCAGGTTCAGGACCCAGTACATCGACGTAGCGATGTAACGCTCGCCACCAGAACGCCAGTCGTTCACAATCCACAGGCCCGTGCCACTGCGGCACTGGTCGGGAACAGTCTTGTAGCTGGCCGGGGACGACGGCTGCCACAGGTTAGTGTACGGGATGTCTCGTGCCACCTTGATTTCACCCACCGGGCACCCGCCAACGTTTCCCTCGTACTTCATGGAAGACGTGTGGCGCGAACTGAACGTTATGCCGTTCCATGCCGAATCGTCCACGAAGTTGTGGTCGGAGAAGTTGTTGCAGTATGCGCCGATTACGCCGACCGTACTCGAAGAATAGTCCGCTCCCGAAATCGGGGAAAGACAGATCCTGGACTGGTTCAGGAACTTGTTGCCCACGAACTCGCCACCCATGTAGTATGCGTCGCCCACGAGCTGCTCGTAGGTGTGGAGTTCCGGGTACTGGTAGATGTCCGCGGAAATGCGGCAGTCAACGTACTGAACGTCACGGTAGTTCTTCTGCACGGCGTTCACCGAGCACCCGATGTACTGTGGACGGACACCCGGCGTGAAGAACGTCGCGTTCACGTCAACACCGTCAAGGTAGAGGTTGTTGAGAATCTGGATGTAGTAGGTCGTGTCGAACGCCACCATGCCCCTTCTCCACTGTACATTGCTGAGCACCTTGTTGCCGGTGTTGGCAATGGTAATCCAGCAGTCGATGAAGTTGAGCGTGTATGCGGTGCCAGTCACGTTCACCGTGCCGGACACGTTGTGCAGCTCGGTGTTGCCCGTGATGGTCACGTTGCTGAAAGCTGCGTTCTCGGCGATGCAGTTCGCGAGGAGCGTTGTGTTGCTCAGGGTCTGCTCGCCCAGGTCGCCATAGTCGGCCTCGTGCGCCTTGTTCTTCAGGAGAACATAAGTGTTAGCGTCCTTGCAGTTGTCCAGCAGGATCTTGCAGTTAACCATGAGGAGGTCGCCCCAATCATAGTTGTCGGCAAACCAGTCCGTGTGAATCGTCATGTCCTGCAATACGATGTTGTCCGTAATCTTCTCGTTGGATTCGAGCTCGCAGTCAACAAGCTGCGTGCCCGAAAGCGGGGACACCTCGAACACCACGTTGACGTTGGATAGCAGGACGGGATTCTGCCTGCTGTCCACGATGTAGGTCTCGGTACCGGTATGTCCGCCCACGTGCCACGAATGGCGCACGGTCTTGGAATTGACGGTAGTGGCGGCATTCCGGAAATACGGGTTGCCGTTCCATTCGCCGTAGAACATGCTCGAAGTGGAGTCCACGAACACGGTCCCGTCGGAAACGTCGATGGGGTTCTTGCTGTTGACTGCAAGTGCGGAATACTTGAAGTAGGGATAGGACTGCGAGCCGTTGAAGAACGGCCTCAGGCTTTCCCTGTTGCAGTAGTCAACAAGCTGCGTGATGCCGGTCGTGTGGTCCACGTCGGCATTGTAGGAATCCTGCGGGAACACACCGAAATGGCGGCTGTCGCAATGCTCGGTCGGCCTTACCATGGCCCAGCGACCGGTGAGCATGCCGTTGACGGCGAT